CCATTTGTAGATAATGCACAAAGACAAAGAATGTTAATTGCTTTAGTAGGACAACAAATGGCTTTAGGTGGTTTATTTGCTTTTCCATTTGTAGATGATTTAGATGATATAGTAAGATTACTTTCTAAATCTTTAGGTTTACCTGTAACTAGTGTATATGAAACTCTTAATGAAGTTTTAGTAGATGATGCTGGACTTGATCCTGATACTGCTGCAGCTTTATTAAGAGGACCTCTGGAAGGTTATGGTCCTATTAGTATAGGAAAAAGAATAGCTTTATCTCCGTTTCAAAATTTATTAAATATGCAAACAAGAAATATATTTCAAGTACCTTTTAAATTAATTGGTGGTCCTTCAGCTTCTTTTATTGAAGGTTGGTCAGAGAATGTATTTGGTAATATAGCTCAAGGAAATTATTTTAAAGCTGCTTTATATTTTCCTCCAACTGCTATGACTACTAATCTTGTTAATGCATATTATAATTCTACTGAAGGTGTATTTACAGGAACAGGAAGACAATTAGATGATGGGTTGGACGGAATGGATAGACTATGGAATGCTATTGGATTTACTACAACAACTGTATCTAAAAGCAGAGAACAAACTCAAAGAAATAAATGGATGGGTAGTAGAATGTCTGCAATAAGAGATAAGTATGTAGATCGTATAACTAAAAAAGTATTAATGAGTTACCGAGAAGAAGATGAAGATAAAAAAAGAAAATTAATGAATGAAGTAAGTGATTATTTTAGAGAAATTATAGAGCATGATGCTGGTAAAGATCCAGAAGATAAGATAGATCCAAGTAACACTATTCAAACAAGTGTTCATAGTAGATTAAGACAGGCTTATTCAAACTTACCGGGAGCTATCTCTCCTGTATCTAAACCTTTACGTCAAAGATCTATAGAATTAAATCGTTAGGTTCCTAAACTTTTCCTTGTGAGGCCCTTACATATCTCATATAATACGTACATGAAAGGAAATAGCATGTTACGAATCTTTATTGGATATGATTCTCGTGAGCATGTGCCCTATGAAGTGTGTAAGCATTCCATAAGAAGGCACTCTTCTGCTCCTGTAGATATAATTAAATTAGAACATAGAGAGTTGCGAAGGCAAGGACTCTTTGATAGACCATGGCGAATAGAAGGTGATGGTCAGTACTGGGATACCACAGATGGTAGACCTTTCTCAACCGAATTTTCTCACACTAGATTTTTAGTACCAGAAATATGTAGACGTAATGGAATGACAGAAGGATGGGCAATGTTCTGTGATTCTGATTTTCTTTTTCGTGGTGATGTCTGTGAGTTATTTGATATGGTTAATAATGATTATGCAGTCATGTGTGTTAAGCATGATTACACTCTAGATGATGGGATAAAGATGGATGGAATGGTTCAACAAAACTACAATAAAAAATTATGGTCTTCGCTTGTTCTCTGGAATATCGGACATCCCAAAAATAATACAATGGACAGGACTAAAGCAAATCATTCTGATGGTTCTTACCTGCATCAGTTTGGGTGGTTGGATAATTCTGACATCGGTACTCTACCTCATAGTTGGAACTATGTACCTGACGTCAGCCCAGATACTAACGTGGTTAAAGCTGTTCATTACAGCCTTGGCGGACCTTGGTTCAGAGACTATAGAGAGACTGAGTATGCCCAAGAATGGCTCAACGAAGTAGAACATTTAAATAGTATAAGAGGAAGATTTAAGATATGAGTTACGTAGTAGTCACCTCCTTTAATGAAGAAGGTTATAATAAATATGCACAAGAAATGCTCAAGAGTTTTAAAAAACATTGGGATAAAAGTATAACATTAGAAGCATGGTATCATGACTTTAAGTTACCTAAGTCAGCACCTAAAGCTAAGAATATTATTTATAAAAATTTAAATGATGTTAAAGCTATGTTAGAGTATAGAAAGAAGATGACTCATATTAGTAGTAGTCATACAGGGGATAGACCTTATGATTGGAAAAGAGATTGTATTAAATGGTGTCATAAAATCTATGGTCTAACGGAGTCAGCTCGTGGTCATTGGCATGATAAAACACATTGGATGTTTTGGTTAGATGCAGATACCATTACTCATGCAGATGTTCCTGTGTCTTTTTTAGATAAGCTAACTGCAGGTGATAAAGATATAATACATCTCGGTAGAAATGATATAGATTATAGTGAAACTTCTTTCATAGGTATTAATCTTTTAAGTATGATGGGTAAAGAATTTCTTGAAGACTTCAGAGGTTGTTATGATGCTGGAGAAACAATAGCATATAGAGAATGGCATGATGGTTTTATATTTGATAGACTTCTTATTGTACATAAAGCTCATGGTTTAGTAGCAGATAACTTAACTCCTAATGTAAAAGGTATAGATGCTTTTGGTCAATCTCATTTAAGCAGTATCATGTATCATAATAAAGGTATGAAGAAAGAACTTAATGCATTAGCTCCTCGTTATAAATTTGTAGGAGATATGGTTGATCATTACAAACCTAAAACAATTATAGAAACAGGTACTAATACAGGAGCTCGTGCTCTCATGATGATTCAACATGCATTAAAACATACAGATGCAGTACATTATACTGGGTATGATTTGTTTGAAGATACTACTCCTGAATTAAATCTTAAAGAGTTTAATAATAAACCTATGTTTAGTTTAAAAGAGATGGAAGAAAAATTAAAAGACTTAGCTCTTACATTAAGAGATGGAGGAAAAACTCTTACATATAAATTATACAAGGGTGATGTTAAAACAACTCTTAAAGAAAAAATGAATGCTGACTTTGTATTGATAGGTGGTGGTACATCTTATGAAACTGTACATCATACTTATGAAATGCTTAAACATAATCCTCAAATTGTTTTTGATGATTACTTTGGTAAAGATAAAGGTGGTAAGAAACCTGATGAAGAATACTGTGGTGTTAATCAAGTAGTAGAAAAGATTACTAAACCTAATTCTGTCTTACGTAGTAGTGATCCTTGTTTAGGTACAGGTCTTATTGGTTTAGTTATAGTATGTGATAAGAAAGAAAATATATTTCAACCTAAAGTTCCTATCGTAGTAACTCCTAAAGATAGTATGCCAAAGGAACATATACTTAATAACATAAAAGAAAATTTTAAACTTATTCCTAGATGGATGAATCATGGATGCACAGCTAATGATGGTACAATTATATTAGTATCTGCTGGTCCCTCACTAGATATAGATTTAATTAAGAAACAAATAAAAGAAAATCCTAAAGCTAAAGTAGTATGTGTTAAACATTCTTATCCTATACTACTAGAGAATGGTATTAAACCTTGGGTGTGTACCATACTAGATCCTAGACCTGTTACTGGCTTGTCTACACATGGTGTAGTAAGAACAGATTTATTTAAAACAGTTGATCCTTCTACATTATTTTTAGTAGCTGGTATGACAGATATATCTGTAACTAATTTACTACTAGAGAAACATGCACAGATTATAGGATGGCACGCATATAGTGAGGCAGTAGCACAAGGAGTTCCCGATATGGATAAGTCTATAGTGTGGATTACTGGTGGTACTAATGCTGCGATGCGTAGTGTATCTATCATGCATACCCTAGGGTTCAGAGATTTTAAACTACATGGTTTTGATTTTAGTTTAAAGGATGAGCCTAAAGAACCAGAGAAACTAGATGATGAAGGTCAGAAAGCTTTTCTTAAAGTTAATGTAGATAAAGAACAGTTCTGGACAACAGGAGAATTACTAGCTGGTGCACAGGATCTAGAGAAATTTTTTGATACTAGACCTAAAGATATTAGTTTAGAACTACATGGTACAGGATTAGGTGGTACTTTATGGAAAACTAATGGTAGTAAGAAGCTATCTCCTGATTATAAACAGGTGTTATATGGCTGATATAATTAACTTTAACTCTGGTAATATCAAAGATCACAACGATGACGGAGACCTTACTCCTGTTGGTAAGGAGAAGGCATTGGAAATGATGAAGAAATGTGTTAAGATGTTACAAGATAAGATTGATACAGGAGATGTTGAAGGTCTTGTTCTTCTAATGTTTAGTAAGAATGAACCTATAATGGATTACTTTGCTGGATCAATTAAATTAACTGATTTGTCTTTTGCTTTACAGACAATGATACATAAAATCCATTCGGATTCTTTAATGACTATGGAGGAATATAATGACTGAAGAAGTAGGACTTATACAACAATTATGGGCAATGTCTCCTGAGATAATAGCTGCTGTTACATCTATAGTAACTGTTGCTAGTGTAGTAATAGCAGGAACTAAAACCCCTGATCCAAATTCAGCACTTGGTAAAGTATACAAGTTGCTTGAATGGGCTGCCTTAAATATAGGTAAAGCTAAACAAACTGGGAAGGAATAATTCCATGTGGAAGAAACCAATAATGAGAGAAATAGCAGTAGGTCTTGAGATTAATTGCTATGCATGTGCAGAAATTTAGTACATGTTTTCTTTTGTCTCAGCTCTAGCTAATCTTATTACTAAAATCCTACCTTTCATATTAATGAGGAAAGCTGGAGCTGATGCAGCTGTCAAAAAAGGATTAAAGAAAGTTGCAAAACTTAGAACTAAAAAAGATAAACTTAAAGCAGACATTGCTCGTACTTCCATTAGTGATGTTACTAACAAGCTGCTTAACAAGTGGAAACGCAGTAAATAATTCGTGTTCTTTAATAGAACCTATTCTTATATCAGATGAGGATAGATTAACGAACTCTACTGCTCGTCAAATTTTAATTCATAACGAAGCATGGGAGCAGCTATGTCAATAGAAGAATGTAAATGTGGAATGCCTAACTGCACAGGAGAGATTTGTTTATGTGGTGATCAATGTGATTGCATGGTAGATAAGGATGTGGATTATGGCGATGAAGATTAGAGAAGATACAGGAGTTGATTTAAGTATTAGAAATATTTTAAGTATTGTTATAGCTGTTGCTGTAGCAGTATGGGCATACTTCGGTGTGATAGAACGTATTAATAATATAGAAACAAATTATAAACTTGTTAACTCTGATATAGAAAAGAATACAAACTTTAGAATCCTCTGGCCTCGAGGTGAACTAGGTTCTTTACCTGATGATGCTAAACAGTTTATGTTAATAGAACATCTTACAAGTGTGATTGCTAAACATGAGCAGTTATTAGAAGATGGGATGCACAACAAAGTAAACTTAGAATTTTTACATGGACAAGTAGAAAAGATACAAGAGGATGTAGAAAAACTAAAAGAAAAAGTTAGAAAAAATGGTAACGGAGTAGGGCACTAATGAGTACAGCTACAAAACGTGATCCAAAGAAATGGGCAGCTGCTAAGTCAAGAGCAAAAGCTAAGATGGGAGGTAAACATAGTGCAAGAGCCATGCAGTTGGCTGTTAAATATTATAAAGATTCAGGTGGTTCATATAAAGGCACTAAGAAAAAAAGTAATAAGCTTTCTAAATGGTCTAAACAAAAATGGAAAACTAAATCAGGTAAACCCTCCAGTAAAACAGGCGAAAGATATTTACCAGAGAAAGCTATTAAATCGTTATCTTCTAAAGAATATGCAGCAACAACAAGAGCAAAAAGAAAAGGTACAAAAGCAGGTAAACAATTTGTTAAACAACCTAAAAAAATAGCAGCGAAGACAAGGAAATATAGAAATGCCTAGAAAAAAAAGTAATATGAAAGGTATGAC